TCGGTCTCCGGGAGCGCACAAAGAATGCGATATCCCGACGGTTCAGGAAGCTGCCTTGCTTTCCGTTCGGCCGTATTGGGAAGCTCCGTCGCTTCACCAAGTTTCTTAACGTCAGTTGCTAAAAACAAACTAGAACCATCAGGCAGAGTCTTGTCCTCTGTATTAGTCATTGTCTCTTTCCAGTTGTTCTGCGGTTTCCATGATTAGGTTATTCGCTGTGAGCAAACCGCGATAAATCCCACAAGCAAATTTGTATGCACCAAAGTCCGAAGCTTTACCCATGGCCATATCTTCTTCAATAACCTTGAGTTCTGCTTGGATCTTCTTTGACAGGTGCTGAAGGATGTCCATTATTCACTTGCTCCGGTTGGAGTTTCACTTTGTTGCGCAGCCTGCTGGGCTTGCGCCATTTGGGCGATTTTAAGTGCGTGATCGGCTTGTGTACTCCGCACGTTGTGTGCCGCCTCATGGTTTTCCTTGGCGACTTGTACCCCGATGCGCAGCCCCTCAAGCTGCTGTTTTGCCGACAATCCTGCCCTATCGGTAGCAACCCTGGCCCCGACTTGCAGGCCGGCAATGCGCTCCTGAGCAGCGATGCGTTCTTTCTCGACGTCAATCCGGTCGTTGGCTTCGGCGGCATCAATGAGGAGCTTTTTCTCCTTCATTTCCAACTCTTTAGCCTTCAGTTGCAACTCCATTTGCTGCATCTGCACGACGGGGTCTTGTGCTGCTTGCTGTGCCTGTTGCTGCGCAGCCTCAGCTTGATCTTTCTGTAGGAGTTGCTTAGCAGCAGCGGCAGCAAGGCGGGAGACTGCCACTTCGGTATCCGAGTCCATTTCTGCATCCGGAGGAGGCAGGGGGACACCAGCTTGCTGCTCGATTTGCCGCCTGTATTCAAAGGCAACATGCTCCTGGATGTGAGCCGCCGCAGCGGCCATAATAGACTGCGCGTTCGGATTCTGCCCTATCAACTGAGCAATCTTGGGATCCTGCATCGCGCTCATGTGCACCGTGATGTGTGCTTCATGGTCTTGCGTAATGAATGCTTTGACGGGTTTGCCGTTCATCAGGTCCATATTTTCCGCGACCGGGTCTCGCGGCTTCATGTCGTCTCCGTCCTTCAACGGAACGAGTTTCTGGGCGTTCTTGATTCCCAAAACTTCGAGCATCTGCCGGTGAAGATACGGCAGGTCATAAATCTGCGGCGCCGTTTGAGCTAGCTGGATAACTGCCTGATATTGGACGATTTTTTGCGCCATCGTCGCAGCGTTGGGGTCGCTGACCGGAATGACGTCGACGCTGTCATAGTCGCTACGCCGGGCAGAGCGAGACCCTTCTTCCGGCTCATAGCTGTACTCGGCCGGGGCATAAGCTGCGATGATCCCCTTGAGAAGCCGGAACTCCTGCCGCATCGAATAGTGAATGCGGGACTGAACCGCCGACATGAGTTTGAGGGTGCGCTCGAGAATAGCCAGCGTCGTGCCCACAGGGGCTTGAGCCGACATATCAGAGACTTGCAGATCGGCTGCACCGGCAAACTTGCGCCCCTCTTCCACAATAGTCTGGAGGAGCGTGTAGAGAACCTGACTTGGCTCCTTGTAGGGCAGCGGCATGATATTGTCGCGCATCGAACCCGATGCCACGTCGACGTCGCGCCATTCCGCCGGAGCGATGGGGGTGTCATCACCCTTGACCCGAAGCCCTCGAGTCTTGAACCCGCCGGGCAGATTGCTCAGCGTGCCGGCATCAACTAACTGCCGGATAATGGACGTACCGGACTTGGCAAAAGCGCCGATAAGATGAATCAAGCCGAAGGCGTAAAAGCCGAAGGCCGGTACGTAGCTGTAATGGACGAAGTGGTTGCGCTTCTTCTTGTTATCGTCCTCGGGATCCCAATTGCGGCGAACCGCAAGCACCGTCTGACTATTCTTGTCGATGGTGACGATATAAGGAACAGCGATGCCAGCCTTAGCTTCTTCCTTGGCAAACTTGTCGTCTTCAATAACAAGATCGACCTGCATTTCAAGGAGCTTATAGCGATCATCCGAGGTGGCCCGAAAGCCCATCTTCTCGGCAATCTTCTTCTCGACATCGTCCAGAATGTTGGTAGGCGGCGGAAGCTCGACGTCTCGGTAGAATCCAGAAACCTGTAGCTTCTTCAACTCGTTAGTAGTCTTACGCATAATATGCGTAATGCGCTCTGCGGTCTCCAGGTTAGAAGCACCATAGGGAACCACAGCATCTTCAGCCGGCACAAACATAGAGACTTGCCGGCCCAGGTTTGGATCGAAGTAGACCTTCTTGAAGGCATTGCCCGCCAGCCCGAGACCCCACAGCATCCGCTCATGTTCCGGACGGTACTCGACCATCCGCTCGGTCAACTGGTAGTTCATATCCTCTTGGACGCGCGTCGCCGCGTCACGCTTCTCTGGCGTCTCCTTGCCGATAATCTGAGTTTTAACTGGACCTTGCGCCGGGAAGGTCTCCATCATGGTCTCGGCCTGGAATTTAACCAGCGCCTCGGACAGCAGGGGATGGTAGACGCCGCAAGCCCCCGGCCAAGGCTCCGTCCGGTCTTCGACCTTCATTCCAAGCAGCTCGAGGCCCTCGACGTAAGTCTGCATCCAGTCCTTACGCGAGGCGATGTCATCTTCGTAGTCGCTGAGCAGGTCGCCGGCCAGTTGATTCAGCCGATCTTCACCAAGCTCTTCGGCAAGATTGACATTAAACTCGTCATCCTCACCCTCATCCGGCTCAATCTCAACCTCCAACCCGTCAGTGCGCAGCGTCACACTCTCGGGATCCTCGATCTCAATCTCAATGTCGGGCTCTTGAGAAAGCAAATCTTGTGGATTAAGCCCGCGCGGAGCTTGGCTGAGCGACTTGTCGATGGCCATAATGCCGGTATCCTTCAGCTAACAGTTATAAACCCATATCCCGCATCCATCGGGCGACCTTGAATACATCCTCGGCGGTATATGCGTTTTTAATAACATTTGCCTTCATAGAGATAACACAGAGGTTTTCTAATACATAACCTTTAGAGGAATCCAGCCGATCCACAGACGGACTGTTTGAACTCTGCCGTTTGCTGTCGATGAACTGGAACTCTATACCGAACACTGGGCACGTATCTGGCGTTATGGCCTCTAATTGCTGGGCGGTTACTTCGACCGACATCTGCTTCCGAATTGCGCGCTTACGCATTGAACTCACAGCATAAGTGCACCACGCCCGCTTAGGGTTGCTCTCTTTCCAGCGGCGCTTTGCAGCCTGCCCTCCGGGCGAGGAATTCCAGCGAGCTGCGGCTCGCTTCCGAGACTCTACCCTTTCCGTCTGCGTGGATTTTTTCATAGGTGGTGCGGGTCGCTAGCGCCGGTTAGCGATCTTTTCTGGTAGTCTGATTCACGGCTTTTATTTTTTGCGGAGGGCGATTACTCATTAGTAATACCCCTGCTTCTTCCGGCTTCGGAAATACTGCACCGGCTCCGGTTCGTCGAGGTTAGTGGTCACGTAGCCACCACGACGAAACCTATGTAAAGCCATAGAGACTGTATCGACGAAGTCGTCGTGCGAGCCGGCGGGGAATTCTGCAACCTCATCAATGACTTCCTCAGCCCAGCGGGTAGCCGGAGCCCAGACACGGCCAGAGGCGAACACGTCCGCGACAGCGTTCAACCGGGAAATCTTGTCGTTGCCGCGCGTCGGCACGAACTCCTGCACAGGAACTCCCATGGCGCGCAGCTCATAGATAAGCGGAGAACCGGAAGCCTTTTTCTCAATGATAACCCCGTCGGGTTTCCACTCTTTATATTCCTCCAGTGCACATTGCTTCAGGTCGGGAAACTCCATCCGATCCCGGAAGGCGTTCAACAGGATGATGTGGGGTTCTTCTTTGCCTTTGTCGTTGACGTGGTAGAAGACGCCCCAGGTGGTACATGCCGAATAGTCGGCACGTTGGGTTTTCTCGAAGGCCGTATCCCAAGACTGGAGGATGAAGCTGCACTTGGGTGGGATGTCGCTCTCCCACTCTCGCCACCACTCGCGCTTGACGATGGCTGCGCTCTCGCTGATAGGATTCTGCTGATACTGCGCTTGCCATTTACTGTTTGGGACGTCGCGCTTGACCTTGGATAATTCCTCAAGCGACCAAAACTCCGGCCACAGAGGTGCCCCAGAAGGCAGAATGGCTGGAAACTCAATGACTTCCCATTCCCCGAGGCTGTCATTCTGCTGCGCATCCTTAATGATCTGGCCAGTTAAGTCTCTCTTCGACCAGCGTGTCATAACTACGACTATTGCCCCTCCAGGTTGTAGTCGCTGACGAGGCCCTGAAGTATACCACTCATAAGTCTTGTCGTAGATATCGGGGTTAATTTCCGCCAGGGCGGCTTCCTGCTCGCTGTGCGGGTCGTCAATAATGAGCAAATCGGCGCCTTTACCAGTCACCGCACCACCGACACCGATGGCGAAATAGTCGCCCATCTTATTAGTATTCCAGCGGCCCGCCGCTTTTGAATCCGCTGCCAGACTCAGCCCCGGAAAAACCCGCTTATAGTTATCCGAGTCGACCAGATTTCGGACTTTTCGGCCAAAACCAACCGCCAACTCTGCGGTGTGGGCGCACTGGATCACCTTCTTATGCGGAAACTTCCCAAGAAACCAAGCAGGTAGCAGATAAGAGGCGAATTC